AACGCAAACGAAATTAAATTTAGATGTTCTGGCCTTGGTTACATCATGACCAATCCCAGAGGCAAATCGAACAAGGAAAAATATGCAGAAGCTTGTATTAGCCTTGGTAAATACAAAGACGAATACAGCAAAATGAATGCTGAAACAAAAACAGCGCAAAAGAAACTGGAACAAATTCGTAAAACAAACACGGCTATTCTTGAACTTGAAAAAGTAAAAGATGAACCACTTCTTTCAGAAACTTGCAAAACAGAACTGATCAAGATTTTTGCAAAAGAAAAGTATTCGCGTTACGAAGAGTTAAACAACAAGTTCCTTGATAAAGGAAATGAACGCGAACCAGATGCAACAACGCTTGTTTCGTTATCAGCAAAGAAATTCTATAAACAAAATAGAGAGCGATTAAGCAACGAGTTTATTCAGGGCGAACCAGATCTTTTTGATGGCGAAGAAATAAGAAGGGCAAAAAAAACACTTGATACAAAATGTTCCTGGTCCCTTATCACTTTTCTTGATGCGAAATTCGATGATGAAGTAAATTCAATTTACGAATGTCAAGGTCACGGTTACATGTGGTTAACTGGTGCTGAAGAGCATGAAGTAAATTATTGCCTTGTGAATGGAACTTACAAATACATAAATGATCAGATCCGTTCAATCGGTTGGAAGATGGGAATTTTAGACGGTGACGTTACTGAAGATAAAGATTACATCAAAAAGATTCAGCAACTTGAAAGAAATCATATTTTTGACATTAATTCATTCATGAATGAGAATCCACACTTCGAACCAAAGAATGAAGTAATTTTCGACGGTCAAAAGTATTCATGGGAATTTGACATTCCAAGGGAGGATCGAATAGTTAAGAAATTATTCAAGCGCGACGAAGATAAGATTGAAGAGATCAAGGAACGCGTTATCTTGTGCCGGGAATACATGAACAAAACATTTTTTTAAAAATAATCGTATGGCAATAGAAAATTTTGAGCAAATAACAGAAGACCTTACTGATCGCGAACTTGACTTTCTTCCAGACGTTCAAGAAGCAATTAAAAACGCATTGGAAAAAGCAATACAACCAAGAAAACAAAACGAATTGATCACGCTAATAAACAGCTATCTTCAAGAAAAGCATGGCTTGTTCTGTTCATTAAGTTTGTCTGGTGTTCGATTGCGAAAATACGTGAATTATTTAAGATCAAATTCGATTTTACCAATTATCGGAACTTCTTCTGGATATTCTATTGCAAACAAAAAAGATATTATAGAATCACAGATAAAATCTTTAAAACAAAGGGCAAGGCAAATAAATAGGGCGGCAGAAGGACTTCAAAAATATCTATTAACAATTAAACAATAAAAAAATGGAAACAACAAAACCAAAATTAGACGTTAAAGCTTTAGTTGCTAAGGCAAACGCAAAAGTAAAATCTGTGAAAGAATCAACAGAAAAAGTTCAATCGATAAAAGAAACATTCAGAATTATTCCTGGGTTTTCTAAGTACGAATTTAACGGTAACATTGTTCGAAATGCTAAAACGAAAAATATCATTTCGATGAAAACAGGAAGTACCAAGTATCAACTAACAAACAATTCAGAAGAAAGCAAGAATTTAAGCAAAGACGAAATAAAGGCTTTGTTTCCAGCTGAAAAAGTAATGAGTGAAGAATCTGGTTCGATCAATAAAAAAGTTGTTCAAAAAATTGTGAATGAAAGAAAGAAGAAGGAAGTTAAGCCAGAAGTAAAAGAAACTTTTTGCGCTGATGCGTTAAATAAAGATGAAATCTTAAAGATGGATTGTAAAATGAACAAGAAAATTTATTTGTTACATTTGAAAGGCTGTTCAAACAAAGAAATTCATGACTTAACAAAATCACCAATGCCAACAATTTCACGTGACATCTGGCGATTTAAAAAAGGAATTACAACTCTATAATGAATCAATACACTTCAATAGATGGAAGAATAAAGCTGTTCAATTGTGATTGTATGGAATTAATGAAAAGTTACCCAGACAATCATTTTGATCTTGCAATTGTTGATCCTCCTTATGGTTCTGATGGCGATGCTATTGATTTAAAAAATAATAAAGAGGGTAAAAAACAAGCTACAAAAAGAACTGTTTATAATTCTTTTGAAAACATCCCACCAGATGAAAGTTACTTTTCAGAATTAAAGCGAATAAGTAAATTTCATATTGTTTGGGGTGGTAATTTTTTTGGTTTATCTGGTGGTGTTATCGCCTGGAATAAAAACGGGACTGCATTTGGCGAAGGTGAAATTGCGATCTGCAATACTCACAAATCAGTTCGTTTTTTTGAATTTACCTGGAACGGAATGATTCAAGGCGATATGAAAGAAAAAGAGGTTCGAATACATTCAACACAAAAACCAGTTAAGCTTTATAAATGGGTGCTTTCAAATTTCGCAAAACCAGGTTATAAGATTTTTGATTCACACCTGGGATCTGGAAGTCATGCGATTGCTTGCCATGATTACGGTTTTGAGCTTACTGCATGTGAATTGAAAGAAAGTATATTCACTGACTGTTTAAATCGTTTTAAACAACACGAAAAGCAGATAAAGCCATCATTCATTGAAGAAAAGAATAACGATCAAGAAAATTTTCAACAAAAACTTTTTGAATCATAAAAAAATGTAATTTTACAGCACGGCAAAAAATAAAAAGACGAGTATGACATTAAAAATACAGCACCCACATCATCCCAATTCGTCTTACATTTTGCCGTGTACATCAAATGGGAATGAACTAAGTGGGTGCTTGTTTTTTTATTATGGCAAGACCAACAACAAACACAATTAATTACTTCCCACACCCAGTTAAAGACGGTGATAGAATGTATATAATGGAAACAGAATACGGAATGACTGGATATGCTTGTTACTATAAATTACTTGGTTTACTTGGTAGATCTGAAAATCACTGGGTTTGTTTTGAAGACTTAAAAACAGTAATTAGTTTTTCGGCATCCTTGAAGGTAACAAAGGAACAATCTATCCAAATGTTAACAACATTGGCAGATATTGGAACGATAGATAAGGATCTTTGGGTTAAAAAAAAGGTTGTCTGGTGTCAGGAACTTATTGACTCTGTTTCTGATTTATACGATAAAAGGAAGAGAGAATGCCCGGTGAAGCCTGTTTTTGATAACATTAATGGTAGTTCAGATATGTTAATTGTCACAGAAACACCCCAAAAGAAAAGAAAAGAAAAGAAAGTAAATGAAAACAAAGTAAATGAAAGTAAAATAAAACAAGAAGATCTTGTTTTCCCTTTTTCTTCAGAAGATTTTTTAAAAGTTTGGAATATCCTAATTTTAGAACCTAAATGGAAAAGAAAAACTTTGAACGCGCTTCAAGCTTCGCTGGATACACTTTCAAAAGCGCAAAACGAACAAGATGCTATTCAGATGATGAAAAATTCAATCGCTGGAAATTGGCAAGGCGTTTTTTTATTAAACAATAATTCAAATCAAAATGGAACAAAGCAAGGACAAACAAATTATCACAGTAACAAAGCCGACGTTGCTCAATTGGCTGAACAAACCAGAAACTTCCTTAGATCAAATCAAGTGCAAGACAATGGAGGAGGCGATTAAAGCCGAATCAAGTTCAATGGCGTTGATCTATGTTGCAAAAAAAGATGTTGCAATAGGAATTTTAACTTTGCTTATTTCGGATCTTGTGTTGTATTTCAACGTTGGTAAAACGATGGGACCGGCACAAATAAAAATGGTTGTTGAAATGCTTCTTGCCGATCTGGTAACTAAAAATCTTAAACCAGAAGATTACAAGGTTATGTTCGAAGACATGAAGAAAGGTTATTACGGGAATTTGTATGATCGATTCGACGGTCAGATAATTTTCAGAATTGCTTCAGAGTATGCAGACAAACGGGCCAGCATAATCGAAAATGAATCAATGAGATTGGCAAATGTTCACAAAGAAAAACCGAATGAAGTTCCAGTCCAGTTGATGAATGTTTTTTCAGAGGCTAAGAAAAAATTAGCTGAAGACGTAAAAACTGAAAGGAAGGAAAAAGAAAAAGTTCAACCGAAAAGTTCTGAAGTATCACTTGCGTTTGCTGAATTTGATAAACTTTGGAAGGAAAAGCCGGTTAAAACAAAAGGAGGTTCCAGGTTCATTGAATACGATGGAAAAGTAATGGATCAGATTGAGTTTTTAGAATATAAATTTGGTTTAGATAAAAAGGAAGATGCGCTGTAAATGTTGTAAAGATAAATTTGTTCCAAGAAGCTTTCTCCAAACATTTTGCATGGAAAAAGACGAATGTGTAAAAGCATTCACTGAATTTGCAAAGGAAAAAAGAAAAAAGAAAGAAAAGAAAATTTGGAACGAACAGAAGAAAGAATTAAAACAGAGTTTAAAATCACATTCCGACTATTTGAACGATCTTCAAGATTTGGTTAATGAATTTGTTCGATTGCGTGATAAAGATCTTCCTTGCATAAGCTGTGGAACGATGAACAACGTTAAATACGATGCCGGGCATTTCTATTCAAGAAAAGGTTATTCTGGAATAAGATTCGATGAAGACAATATCCATAAACAATGTAGTAATAATTGCAACATTCATCTTTCTGGAAACTTTGCAGAATACTCGATTCAGTTGCCTAAAAGGATAGGTCAAGAAAGATTTAACGCGTTGGTTGAAAGAAGGCATGTCGAACTGAAATTGACAATACCAGAGATCAAAGAAAAGATCGAATACTACAAAAATAAAATTTCAGAAACGAAAAAGAAATGTTAATAACTATTCTGAAATATATTAAAATATAATTTTACTTTTACAAAACATAAAAACAAACACATGGCACAAAAACTTTTATTACCACAACAGAAAACGTTTATTCAAGAAGAGAATGAAAACTTAGATGCTTTTGATAAACGCATAAACAAATGGGCCAAAGAAATGGTTTTGGCCGGCGATCATCCAAGTCCTTCTGGCATTCAGATTTCACACATTGATGGCAGAATTATTGTGGTTCACATGTACGCAACAACGATCGAAAAAAAGTAATATGAAAAAGTGTTACATTTCCGGTAAAATAACTGGACTTCCAGAATCAGAATACAAAGCAAATTTCGAACAAGCAAAAAAAGAAGTTTCAGAACTTGGTTTAGTTCCGGTATCTCCGGTTGATTTGCCACACAATCACGAAAGGACATGGATAAGTTACATGAAAGAAGATCTTACAGCTTTTTTGACTTGTGATTGTATTTATCTTTTGGAAAATTGGGAATCATCAAAGGGTGCAGTAATTGAATTTCATCTTGCGGTCCAGCTTGGACTTGAAACAATATATCAACCACCTATTGTAAAAAAATAGTATATTTACACCGTGCCAGGCCAGATTTTCAAAGGACATAGAAGTTACGGCGATCCAATTGTTCGCGGTGATATTTCTGATATTAGAATAGGAAAATACTGTTCAATAGCACAAAATGTAATCGTTGATCTTGGCTGGCATCACGAATCTGAATTTGTAACCACATATCCATTAAATGTTTTTTATCCAGAACTGAAGCACATTCATGGACATCCAAAATCAAAAGGTGATATTGTAATTGAAAATGATGTATGGGTTGGTGAGCGAGTAATAATTTTAGGAGGTGTAAAAATTGGAAATGGTGCTGTTATAGGTGCTGGTTCAATAGTAACAAAAGATGTAGATCCTTATCATATAGTTTGTGGATCTCCAGCTGTTACAAAAAAAATAAGGTTTACGAACTTGCAAATAGAATCACTTTTAAAAATAGAATGGTGGAACTGGGAAGATTCAAGGGTAATTCAAAATGCTAATTTATTAATGGGAAAAGATATTCAAAAGTTTATTGATCATCATAAGTAATGGATAATAAAAATTGTGGTATATATAAAATAACCTCTCCAACTGGAGCCGTTTATATTGGACAATCAATAAATATAAGTGCCAGAAGGAGGTACTATAAGGCCATGCTATGTAAAGATCAGCCGAGGATTTTTAATTCACTTAAAAAGCATGGATTTGAAAACCATTTATTTGAAATAATTTGTGTTTGTGAACGATTAGAGCTTAATGATAAAGAAAAATTTTTCATAAAATTACACGATAGCTGTAATTCTATTAAAGGCATGAATTTAAGAAGTGGCGGAAACGGAAGAGGTATAGTTTCAAGCGAAACTTTACAAAAATGTTCAATGGCGTTAAAAGGGAAGCCAGCTTGGAATAAAGGAAAACGGTGGAGTAATGAAATTAAAGAAAAAATTTCTATTTCAGTTAAGAATTCGGAATCGCATAAAAAAGCCATTAACTCAATAGACTTTAAGCAAAGAAAGAAGGATTCGTCAACTGGAAGAAAATACACTTTGGAAACAAGGCTAAAAATAGGATTAGCACATAAAGGAAAAAAATTAACAGAGTGTCAAAAAAGAACAATTAGTAATAGAAATAGGGGCGCTGGAAATGCTTCTTCAAAATTAAAAGAAGCTGATGTTTTAAAAATAAAAGAATTACTTAAATTAAATAAAACTCAAAAAGAAATTGCTAATATGTTTGGTGTAGGAAAAACAACAATATATAGCATTAATTCTAATAAAAAATGGAAACACGTAATATAAAACCACATAAAAAATGATTAAGAAAAAATTTGAAGATCTGTATGATGCAGAAATTTGCGCTGATGCAATTATCAATGATGAATATCATGGATTTAAACAAGATTACTTGA